AAAGCGGGCTTATGTCTACACTATAAGCGCTAGACATGGTAACAAACGCACCAATTCCACCACCAAAACCTAATGCTAGTTCAGCAACTTTGCCAACTTGCCTTTCTGCCTTATCACTTTTTTCCACTTTTTTTCCAAAAATACTTGTAGCTGCTTGACAATATAGGTCCTCCCCACGTTCATACGCTTCTAGCTTTGACTTTTGCCCAGCTAACCAAGCTAAAACTCTAGCTTCTATTTGGCTAAAGTCCGCACCGTAGAAGGTACATCCACTAGGAGCGATAATAACTTTTCGCAGCATCGAACTGAGCGCCCCAGCAGTATCTTTGTAGAAGATAGAGAATAGTTCCTCATCTTCTGTGTTAAGCACGTCAAGCACGTTATCCGAATTTTTTGTTTCTCTGGGAAAATTTTGAATCTGTATTCCACGCCCTGCCCACCTGCCTGTATGTGCTCCGTGATATTGTAGTATTTCCCTAATTTGCCCATTCTCGTCAGCCCTCTCTAACATTTTTGAGTATTTAGCTAAACTGCTTTTATTAGCAGAAACAGCAATTTCTAATACCGTTCTCATATCATCTGACATAGCAACATCAGTATCAAGATGCTTTTGTAATGTAGCTTTTTGGGTATCTTGAACTAATAAACCATTTTCATTTAACCATTTTAAGAGTTTTCCACGTTGACGTGGGTTCTCAGGATCAGCACCTGTAATGCTTGTAAATCTATTTCGTCTTTTATGAAAATCGGAGCTGGCAAGTTCCATGGCTCTGTTAATAGAGACAGTATCGACTTTAATTCCCTCTCTGTTAATCCGCTGATCAATAAACCATATTTTTTGTTCTTTTGGGGTAAGATCTTGCAAAGTTTCATCAATCAACCTCATTACTTCTACATCAGTTTTACAATATTCATACAATTTCTCAAATGCTTCTGGCTTGTCTTGTGGTGTCCAAAAAGTTCCATTTTTACGTGGCTTAGAAAGGGATAGCATATTATCACGCCCTTCCATATCCTTTTGGATAGGTAATTTAAGGGCTATGGCAGCTTCTTTAAGGCTACCTGAAAGACCATGGGCATAACATTTAGCCATAGTGCAGCGCCAACGTTCTATAGGAATCTCAGGATAGCCATATTTCTTGACCATTACTGATTGCCATATAAATTGGTCGAAAATGCCGTGGGAGATGAAAATATTTTTCGGATCATTAGCCCAAGAAAATAACTGCCCACCGGGTTTCCATAACATGGCCGGTTCTTTATTTTCCGCAGCCCCAACACACAACACATCAGTACTTGGATCAGCAGCATACTTAGCTGCCCCAACTGCTTTGAGATCAGCTAGGGAGCGTGTTTCAAAATCGAGGTATATTTTGTTAGACATCTTTTACTTTTCTTGAATTTCTTGCTAATAGCATCAAATCATATTTGTCATGCGTATTACTTGTTATTCTATGTACGGGGATCATTTCCATATAATCCAAAACATCTTTCAGTTTATAGATTATTTTCTTACTTATAGGATCTTTATAAAAAGGAATCCAACCAATATGATTTCTTCTATACGCCGTAACTAAAGAAATAGAAAACATTTTTGCTACTTCTCGAATAGTCATAAAATAACGCCCGTTAATTTTATCGTATTCAAATTTTTCGACTCTTAAATCAGTAAAAGGAGTATGAAGTTTAAACTGTTTATCGTACCAACGAACATCTAATATATGTAATTCATCTCTATAGCAAGTTAGTTTTTCTGGATGCGTATAACCTATTTCTACAACGCAAACAACAGCTTTACTTTTATTTCTTACCGTTAAATCCGGTACAAAAGAAGTACCAGCTAAAGGTTTTTCTATTTCAATAGAATACATAGATCGAGGATAGTCTTGAACTATAATTTCTATCAGTTTGTTAATTAGCTCAGGAGAATGTGGCATTATTCGTTCACCAACTCCCAACACTGCGCATACCCAGCTATATCAACCGCGGTATCACGCTTATAGTCTTGTTTGCCACGGCAAATTTTTAAGCAAAGCATCATCAAGATAACATCGTCAGGAGTTATGGGTTCAAGCTCGTTAGAAAGTTTATTACGCCCTAAAAGTTTCTCCCGTAAAACTATAGTCCACATCTGAGCTACATCATTGAAATTTTCTTTAGGATGCCCATATTCCTGACGGCGTGGGCCGTTAACAATACGCGCGGCTTCTTCTAGGATGGTTTCCTTTTTGCCTAAATTTGGATCAGTAATTTTGTCTAAAACATCTATTCTATCCAATTTATCCATAGTTACATATCCTCTAAGTCTGTTATGCCTTTGGGTAATAAATTCAAGATCCATCTTCCCTCAATAACTTGGATTATCTGGAAAATTTTCCATTTCTTCTTCGTCTTCTGTTTCAGGTTTAATGCGGGCAAGCACATCATGCTCATTCAATATCAAATACTCAATATCACCTATTCTTGCGTCAGTTCCTGAATACTTTGCATAAAGCACTGTATTACCCACTTCTACGTCCATACCAATTCGTTTACCATTATCGTCACGCTTACCTGGGCCAACAGCAATTACAATGCCTTGCAATGGTTTTTCTTGTATCGTATCCGGTACTATAATTCCCCCTTCTGTCACCTCTGGTGCACTTTCAGGTTGAATTATAAGACGGTCACCTAAGGGTTCTAAATTCATTTGTTTTTTCCTTTAAAAATAAAAAGTGGGGCTGAGGGCTATTAGCGCCTCTAGCATGTGACGTATATCATCCGTCAGTCTAGATCAGCCCCACAAACTTATATACCGTAATCCTCGTCTTCTTCATCAGTAGTAGCAAATGCTTCAGAAGCTGGGATTTCTTCAAATGCTTGTGCTGCTGTAGTAGCACTCCCAACAAACGGAGTACCGTCTTTAACTTTCATTATGTGGTTAACACCAAGAGAAACGCCTTTCTTACCACTATTTTCCCAAGCAAATGCTGTTAGTGAAAGAATTGCGTAACATCCACTATAAAAGTCTTTTGTGTTGATAATTTCTTCTTTGTCTGGCCCTATAATTTCAGGCTGTCTACCACTAGAGATAGCTTTGATAATTACTTTGCCTTTGTATTCAGGATATTTTTCGCAATCTAATGGATCTGAGAAAAAATCATCTGTTTTATAGCCTTTCTCTGTTCTAATTGTACAAAGTACAGGCCCACTAAATTTAGGCCATTTTTCTTTCTTAGTCTGCACCATTAACTCTTTAATAGTATTCCATCTAGCTTTATCTTTTTCACTTAAGTCTTTTGGCATGTCCATAATCCCAGTAATATCATACTTTTCAGTGTCTTTACGTGGTTTCCATACGTTGCAGAAACTTACTCTTATAATTGGACTTAGGGAGTGTGTTTTCTTTGTTTCAGTTTTTGTTGTCATTTTTGTTTTCCTTTTTGCGTTATATTGTTGTTTATATAAGTAATTAAGTCTTTCTTGATCAATTATTTCCATAGCAGCATCAGCCATATCACCCATCAGTCTACCTCACTAAATACTTCTTTTACTGTTATTTCCTTACCGTTAGCTTTTTTTAGAGAATAGCCTGTAAATGGCGATTCTACAAACGGTTTTAAATCAAATTTTTTCTTAGTTAATAGTTCTATTTGATGTGGTGAAAGTAATTTAGGTTTTGGCTTAGTTTCAAAATCTCTAAAACCAGCAGCAAATAATGCTGTTCTAGCTCCAGATTCATCGCGCCATTTCCTATTACCCCATTTTTTCTCGTAGGTATAACCAGGAATCTTTGTATTCTTACTTGCTAGTTCAGCAGCATGTTCATTCAACCGCTTATAAAAACTCATAACCATTGATTCTTTATCAAGTAAATCCGCAATAGCTTTTGGTGTAAGAACGTCAATCCATTGCGTAGGTTCTTGAAATGCTATTTTAGCTACGGCTAAATTTTCTTTCTTCAATGCTGGACAGGTTAGCGCAGCGGGGCAGTATTTACACCAATCACCTGGATTTAGTGGGGCATCTGGTTGTTTCGCTTTATATAAAGTTGGCCCCAAAACGTCTTCATACCAATTATGAAGATCCTTACTCCTCATCCTAAACGTCTTAATTGATTCTCCAGCACCTCTAGGTTGAATTATATTCATTTCAATAGGCAGGTCTTCCGCTTCATCTTCATCTATCTCTATTAACCGTCCAAGAGCATAAATCATCATTTGTTCATTCATTTCAGCATCAACCTGAATCCCAGCCCCATGCTTATAATCATTAACTATAAGAATGCGATAAGGGCTGTAAATAATACTGTCAGCAGTACCAAAACAATCATCAGTTACTTTTACTTTGCGTTCTATTTCTGGTTGTTCGTCATATTTGTTTATTTGGTCACGTACAAAAGCTACGTAAACGCTTACCGCTTCCCACATTTCTTCTGTACGGTTTATCTCAAAACCGTCTTGAATAGTTTTGCTAGGAATAGGAAAATTCCCAGCTTTTAAATTCAAATAGGATGCTGCTAACTCATGCGCCACAGTCCCTTCAGCACTATAAAAATTAGGCTTTTGCTTTGGTAAATCTTTGCACAAGTTTACAGAACCGGGGCAATTAATCCAGCGTTTTGCTGCGCTTGGGGAGAATACTGCGTGTTTTTCTTCTGTTTCTGGCATTTTGACTTCCTTTTTATAAATGGCGCCCGTCACCCACCTTAGGACTTACTTTGAGTGCCTTAGCGATACATAGGGCATGTCTCAGCAAGGATTCGAACCATGCACCTCCCCATTTCTGGGTCGCTCTACCACTGGAGCTACAGAGACAAATGGAAGGGGTTCTGTTTATCGTCTATTCCACCCCTCGCCCTAAGTTAGACGCGACCTACTCCCAACAGCTAAATTATATATCTAAATCGTCACTACTTTCAGCATCAGGCGCAAACGTCCCAGCAACTCTCTCAAATGCCCGTACAGCATTCTTATAGTCACTTTCTTGTAAATCTTCAATCTTTTCGCAATCAAATTCCCCAAGTACACGCTTAACGTGTTTCTTGCCTTCAGCAACGCCCTTTGTTTTATCCCCGCCTACTGATTTAATAGCAGATTTAATCATTGCGTTAGCAGCTATGCGTACCTCTTCTTCAGTAACTTCTTTTTCTTTTACTGATTCTGGTTTAGCTTTACCTTTAGGTTTAGCCTTGGGTTTTTCTTCTTCCGCTTCTTCCTCAACTAGCATTTCATCTAGTTTTGGGTTTTTCTCGGGCAAGCTAGTCAAATGGTTGTGGATCATTTCCAGGCGATCCGCTATCCGTTTTAATTGTAGTATTCCGTTCTCCAACACATCTTCTAATGGCATCTCTTAATATCCTCACTTCTAATAATAGTTCTTCATTATCCGTTTCCAATTTTAGCAGTTGACTTACGCAGCTTTGCGGCCAACCTCTAAAACTTAATTTACTTGACAGCTTTAACTCTTTTTCCATTACGTAACACTTTATCAATTACTTTGGACTTCTTATTGTATACACCAAAAATGGATTCGTCCAGTGTTTCTCTAGCAATTATTGGGTAAACGCTAACTAATTCTGTTTGTCCAATTCTGTGAAGTCTGCCAATGGCTTGGTCAAAGGTACCGGCTGACCAGTCAGGTTCAGCCATAACCATGCAATTACTATGCTGCTGTAAACCATCAGTACCAGTCCCAGCAGCGTTATACTGAAGTACAATAATTCTACAATTAGGATCTGTTTTAAACTGCTTAAGAGCGAATGCTTTATCCTCATATGTTAAACTCCCATATATAAAAACAGGGTCATACTTTGCAAGTTTATCGTGGTTTGCAATACCTTCAATAACGGAGCGGCTGTATGCAAAAACAACGATCTTCCCTTTCATGGATTCAAGTTTATCTTGCAAATATTCAACGCAAAAAGGTATTTTCGCATCGCCTAGAGCTTTTCGTAATGTTGCCAACGGAGTATCTTTTTCACTTATATCTAACTTTACTTGACAGTATATTGGGCTTATCAGACGCTCTGGAAGCTGAGCGTAAACCTCCTTCATTTCACGACGAAGCATAAACTTGCTAAGGCGTTCTTTTAATTCTTCTACATTACTAGCACCGTCGTAGTTTATTCCGTAGTCGTTTGGCTTGGGATCGCAAAAACGGTTTCCAAAAACCTCATATGTTCCGTAGGGTTCAATGGTTGACGGGGCAAGAGTCCGAAGAATAGGAAAAAGCTCAATGGGGCGATTAGGCATTGGAGTACCCGTAAGCAGCCATTTGCGATAGGCGATCGAAATGAGAGGCGCACGTTTTCCAGTTTTCGCAAGGATAACATGAGTAATTTTTGCACTGATCTCTTTAAGGCGGTGCGCTTCATCCACAATGCATAATCCGAATTTTCTATTTCGGATAAGCTGGGAAAGGATTCCATCCACGGAATTTCTTTTTTTAGATATTTGGGGGTAAAGTAGTTCATAATTTACAATAATAACTCGTTTATCGCTAACGATATCGCTTTTTGTTCTAAGTATTTGAATACTGCGAGAATCAAACGTAGTCCAGTCTTCAATATGCTTAGCCCAAGTGTCCTTTATAATTGCCGGACAGATCACTAGGATAGAACAAACACCTAGTTCTGCTGCGGCTGATAATGCTTGTATGGTCTTCCCAAGCCCCATCTGATCTGAGAGAAGCCTGTGGGGTTCAGCTTTTAAAAACTCAACACCTATTTTTTGGAAGGGGAATAGCATCTAGTCTTCTTCTATATACTCACAAGAAGCTTCGTAAAATATTTTAGCTAAAGTAAATGCTTTTTCTGCGGCATCCCTTGCTACATCTTCAGGCCAATTCAAAGCATCGTTCCCTACATTTTTGCAGTATATATTTTCTGCTGTTTTTATAATATCTTCTTGTTTACTTGTTAGTTTTTCAAATTCACAGGTCTTTTGCATAATTTTCTTCCTTTTTAACCCAGACATATGGTCGGCTTGTTCCTATTCGTTTTTGTTTTTGCTCGTACCCTAATTTTTCCATAATCTTTCCTAGCCTATTTGAATAATGCTTATTAAATTGATTACCTTTTAAACTTAACGCTTGATCAGCAATATAAGAAGAAATTAGATTTGCGTGATCTCCGGTTAACCATAAGGCTATAGTTTCTTCCCACGGATCTTTTCCTACTCTCAAATTAGCCTCATCTATAGCCGTTTTAAGTATTAAAGCGTCTTTAATATGCCATTTTTCACCCTGTTTATAGCGGTGATAGGCTTCAGCAAATAGTTGATCACGATCCCTAGATAATGCTTGCAAATCTATTTTAGAAGTGGCAACGGGCCAATAGCGTCTATTTCCCTCGGTGTCTGATAAATAACCGGCTTCTCTATCAGGATTTACAGTACCTATAAATACGCTTTGACGAGGGTATTCTTGATCATATCTAGCCCATGCAAATCTAGTTATATCATGTGTTAAAGTGAGGAAGCGTTTAATAGCTTGCGCTTCGTTGCGCTTCATAAACTCTAACTCAGATGCCTCAAGAATCCATCGTCCTTGCATACATTGAATCGTATCTTTTAAATTCATTAAATCAATTTTTATATCTGCATAGTACTTACCTCCAAGGATACGCACCATGCTCGTTTTGCCCGTGCCCTGCTTGCCTTCAAGAACGAGCATTGAGTCATGCTGGCATCCCGGTTCAAATACTCTTGCAACGGCAGCAATCAGAGTATTTTTTGTCACTTCTCGCACATATAGAGTATCTGGAGAACCTGCATAATCAATTAACATCCTATCGAGTCTTGCCTCTCCATCCCATCGCAAAGAATTAAGCCAATCTCTTACAGGATGCCATTTATAGGTCATAGCTGCTTGCAATGCCGCGTCTTCCATAACTGTTTTAGAAAATGGCATTGAAAGCCGTTGATCCATCCAACGCCTACATTCAATAACATCTGAATCAACCCAGTATTCTTGTGGCTCATCATGCCAGGGAGCTGGATAATTAAAAGAAATTTGATTAGCAAATTTATTGTATTTCAAAAGCCTATAAACTGGATTTTTTACTTCTTTAGTATGCCCATCAATTTTAACGCTGACTCTTTTACTATAAAAAATAGCCCTAGCATTCCACGTTTCAGCCGTTGGATCTTCTTTCTTTGCTTTATTTCGTAAGACAGACCAACCAGCTTCATTTTTTTCTAATTCATCATCATACTGAATTATGTCTACGTCTTTAAACGCCTGCCATACATTCATACAGCCTTGCGGTGCTTTGCTAAATTCAAATGCGTTTTTAACTACTACTCTAAGTTTTTCAGCTGGCCATGGTGGCTGACATTTTTCATTCCAGTATTCCAACATTAAGTTAAATGCGGTGTTTTCGCTTAATCCTCTTAACTTGCCTTCCCTAGCTAAATGAAAAGTTTCATTATTAGAACCTTGTCCTAAAATACTACCATTCGTATTGTTTAATTGTTTTATGTAGAACGATTGATTTTGTATTGAATCATCTTCAAATGGCTCTAAATTGCATATTGCTTTTCTTTGGGTAGTTGATAAATATTGAAATAAGGTGTCATCCTCGTCTAATAATTTTATGTTAAAAACCATTAGAACCATCCTTTAACGTGGATAATTCTACCGTCTTTATATTCTCCGTTAAATTCACCTTTATTTATCAGAACTGCGCCATTAGGCAATATTAAACTATCCACAATAATATTATGTGTGCATATATTATCTGCTTCTAGTAAGTCAGCATATTCTTTAAAATATCCTCGCTTATTACAATCACAGGCGTTATTACCTTCACGCCAAATAAAATCCAATCCTTCTAAATAAGTTATATTCTGCCAATCTCTGTCATATAGAGGAGCAATAGCTACAGCACGTTTTTTAAGCTTTGGGTCGTATAGAATAACTATATATTCGTTATCCTTTACGAACAATTCGGTATTGGACACCATTAATTACACTTCCTGCGCCTATTACATACTGCCCTTGCTTCTTTAACTCAATAGCTGGAAAATTTGGTATGTAAGAAGGCAATTTAGTTTCCGTTGGTTGCCTTTTTAGATATACGTGTAAGCCCTTGCGGGCAGTGGTAACTATTAAAGTTTTAAGAGGTGTTGTATAGCCTAGCAGTTTTATAAATTCTTTCAACTGGCCCAAATATATATCGTCCCGTCTTGGATCATAGTCAAGCACCATATCTAGTGCCCCGAGCTGTACCCCAAACGCTACATATTGGCCAAGAGCAAAATTAGAATCAAATGTTAGTTTATTCCAAGCTTTTTTTGCTGGGGTTTTATCTTGATAGCATGGGAATAAAGTAAAACCAGCATTCAGATATTCAGCAATACAACTGGTTCTATATTTGACTTGGTTCATCTTTCCAAAATTTATGATCTTCGTTCATTTGTTTTTTGAAATTTTCTATCTCGGCAACAGTATGACCATAATTAGTCACAGTATTTCTGGGATTACAATTACATGAAAATATATTAGGTGGTGGTAATACACTCCAATAAGGCGATTGAACATATATTGGAGCGCCGCATTTAGGGCAATTTCCTACTGTTTCGTACATTACATATCACCCAAATAATCTTCATCGTCTACAAAACTAACAATCATATTATTAGCTTGCTCTTGCAAATGCTCATCAAACGATTGTACTAATACATTCGCATCATTAGCATCAACATCAATCTCAGTCTCATCAGTTTCAAGCACCAAATTTAGTGCCTTAGTTACTTCATCCAAATTAAACCAATCTTTGCGGCTCATACCAATACGCTTATGGGGAATACGCCCATAACGCGCAAGTCTACGCAAAGAATGGGTTTTTAAAGGGTATACTGATTTAATAGCATTTTCCAATGTGGGTAAATCTATATATTTTTTACCTGCTATAACTATTTCATGTAGTGCTGGATAAGACATTTAAAACACCTTTATAAATAACTCTCTGCCAAGTTCAAATACTATTACTATGGCAATCGTAATAACCAATATTTCCCACCAACAATAATCCTCAATATTTTTCATTCTTATTTTTTCCAGCAATTGTCATTAATCCATCCTCAATTGTCCGATATAGACAAGAAGCAGAATGAAGGCAAAGCCAACTATAAGCATGACAATGAGTTGTAGCATGTTATGCCAGACATTGGTTTCGTCAAATTCGTAAGTCATCTTTTCCACCAAGGATCTGCAAATCTATCATCCCCATTAAAAATAACGTCTAAATCATATTCACAATAATTTTTAGGTGGTAATTCTTGCTTTTCTATTTGCAAGGAAATATCAAACTTAGCTTCTTTTCGTAATGGGGCGAATAAGCTTTTAGCTATATTAGTTTGTCCTTGCCATGCTATTTTTTGCATTAATTTTAAGTTATTGCTCATTTGTAGTCTCACTAATTAAATAAGGAAATTTATTGATAATTGCATTGTATTCTTGGAATAGTAGCATCTTAGATTTAAAGCTAAATGTCTTAGCTGTGTAATTATTGCCAGTACTGTAAGTTATAGTCAATAGAAAAGTATTTAACTTATGTTCCAGTTTTAGGTGAATAGGTTTCAATTTGTTCATCAAATAACTCCTTAATAGCATCTTGGTATAGATCTTTTGGCTCTAAATAATATCCCCCATGTCTACAAGCAATATCACAGGCTCTTTCCCAAGCATTCCGTTCTTGTTCTAACTTCTGCGCTTCTAATAGCATTTCAATAGAGGTGGCTGTGGGGTCCATAATAAGGTTTTTTAGTTTGCTCATATAGGATTATACCTTTAATGCGTTTTGTAGTAGTAATTAAGCTCTAAAACTTGCTCTAATAAAACTGCATGGGCGTATTTATTTAAAAACGCTTGTGTTAATGCTTGTGGGTGAGTGAGACAAAGCAGGTATTGACACATAGCATTGCTCATTGGTAAATCCTTGGCTATAAATTCAAGATCCCTATGTAAATCGTTAATTACGGTTTTGTTGTTTTTCATGTGGTGACTTCCTTTTTTCTGTTTTGCTATGCCGTAAAATTGCATATATTCTTGGTATTGATATTTTATAATAGTCAGCCATTGCCCTTAAATCAACACCAGCATTGTAGTCAGCTATTATTTGGTTGTTGCGGGTTAGTTGTTTTGTGGTCATGCAATTCCTATATAATCATCTTCGTTTCTATATTCCGGGCATATTAACCTAACAGTCATACCGCGCGGGTCTCCTTCAAATTGCATTTTGCAATTAATATCAGCCGCATAGAATTTCATTTTAGATTCTAATTGTTGTTCCCTATTTTCCCAGTATTTTGTAGTTTTGTCATCCATTTCTACATTGCACCACATTTCTTGAATACGGTTATATGTAACTGCTAAGCGGTGAATTTTAGCTAAGATAACAGGCACGTAAAAATAGTTGTTACCATTACCGGCAGTTGCTCCTTTGTTTATTGCTCTTAAAGCAATTGCTTCTTTGTTGAATTTCATTGTTCTAAACCTCTTTAAATTGTATACGGCCTTGTTTTTGGAATTAAATATGGTCTATTTCAAAAGCGCTATAAAATGGCAATCTATAACGAGCCGTTACTTTGACTCGTTTAAGCATTATTAACTTAGTAGCTTGCTCAAATGTTATTACTCTTGACTTTTCACGTTCAGGTGAATCAGCTTCCCCTTGAGTAGTGGAATAGTGAAGCAAGCAATGGGTAATTTTACCTGTTTCAGGAGATACCACATTACCTATTGTATGAACAAATAGTTTTTTGCCCCAAATATTCACTTGTTAAACCTCTTTAAATTGTATACGGCCTTGTTTTTGGAATTAACTAGCAGTGAGTTCTATATTCCTATAAATTCACTTACGGTTTTATTGTAAGTACCCCATATCCACGCTGCTAATTCTATATCCGTTGATGTTTTTACCCAGTGCTTCTCTGAAGGTGTAATGCACCATTCATTTAATATTTCTCTAGCTAGATCGTAGTTATTCACTTGTTAAACCTCTCATTCGTGTTAATCACCACTGATTAACTATATGAATAGCATACCAGGGCTTGTTAATAGTGTCAATAGTGTTAAACAGTATTTATAGGTTATTTTAGCGGTTATTTTTAACTGGTTTTGGTATATATGAGATATAGATGTAAGACAGTAAAACCCTTGTTACACAAGCAATACGGGCATATTGTCTTATAACTTATATTATAATAGGGAATAGTATAAGTATATATAGTGTATATAGTCAAGAGGTAATATGTATGTATGTACTATTGGCTATTACGGATTACTTGTAAGACATAAGACAGCAGGTATGTATTGCCCGTATATTCAAGAAAATAGCCGGCTTGTATAGGTTTTTATATTGTGAGCCGGAAAAGCGGTGTTACATTGATTATTTCCTTACCAATGCCACTAAAACACCTAAAAACTATCACTACTGCAATACAGTCTCACTAGTGTAACTCAATGTATAATCACCCACCTAATTATTTTCATAAGCCTTCCTGAGCCTTTAAACAGCTTGTCATTATTACTACATATGTATGTGTAACAGTGCCATTAGTAGCACAGTTACACATGACATCATGTGTATATTGCCAGCCTGTAAGGCATACAGCCAATATGAAACATAATAGCTATTATCAGTCACTCAATAGCTAGTCGTATTGTCGTACATATGACTATTATTCAAGTCTCAGACCATCTTCAAGGGGGCGGGGGAGGGTGCCGGGCGACCCACGGCGCGGCGCGTACCCCTACAGAATGTGTATCCCCATCACAGCCAAAAAATTAAAGGTTGACACTACGAAACACTAGTGATACAGTACTTCTTGTATTTCCTCCGGCCGCCTTCTTATGCGATTACTTCAATAAAGATGTTGGTGGAATCTAAGGGCAGCAGTTGGCCGGTATCTCCTTAGTGGTCAGTACGGGACATCATAACGTCAGGTTACTCGCAAACCTATAGCCGTATTAAAAGAGAGACATATAAATCCAGTAATCACTGATGGACGCATTGGGAGGAAAGCTGGATTTCTTGTTGGAAAATCTAAACTTGACACTACCTCACACCAGTGATATTGTCTAACTACATAGAGGTATAAAAATGAAAAACGCTTTAATACTAATGGTTTTATTGGCACTACCAGCCGTAGCCCAAGATTTAACTAAGTCTGGTGTTCCCGGTTCTATGAACGATAAGCAGTACGAAGCGAAGCTATATGCAGTTCATGAAATGCAATTGAAACGGCGTATTGGTGAGCTAGAGCGCAAAGTTACCGGTATGCAGAAATGTATTACAGAGCTTTATTCAAGAGTGATTAAATTGGAAAAGGTTAAATGAACAACCTCCAGCTAGGCAAAATCATAAACACCCAGCAGCAACCTCCCGATGAGTTCTTATCAGATGCCGCTATAACAGTCTCAGGTTGGGCACCCTTACCAATGGCTGACGGTTCTATTCGCATAGCGTTTTGTGAAAGGGTTTTTGAAGGGGGAACGAACCACGCACGGGGAGCTATAGTTATGTCTAAAGACTCTTTCAACAACTTCGTTAACTCCCTGGTAGAATTTAGAAGAATGCAATTACCCCCACAAAAAATAGAGGTGCCAAATGTCGGAAACGCTTAGCCATGCAGTAACTTATATAGGAACTTACAACCCAGGTAACAAACCGTACAGGGTTACTTTAAATGTCCCAGAAGATGTAATAAAAAATCAAAATGCTATTGGTTGGATAAAGCGAGAACTGCATAATGAAAAAACTGTGACTTATAAGGAATTTGTAAAAGAGTATCCTGATTTTGAAAGATTGGCTACGCACAATATAGAAAATTTAGAAGAAGTAGAGGCAGTTAAAAAAGGGAATGATGGTAACTAAAGTAGCAGCTAAGGACGTAATTTATTTTGTAACTTTCCAGGGAGTTTACTTTAATGCTAAAACCCCAGGGGAGAATGCTTGTTCGTATGAAATAGAAGTGCCCATCAACCATGAACAACTTATGCGAACGTATACGATTCGCATACCAATAGAGCCTAAAAACAAAAACGAAAAGCCGTACAAGGAAAAACATATCCTTGCTGATTCTACTCTCAGCCTATTTCGCAGGGATTACGCCCCTATGATGATGCCACTAAAATATCCAGATTACCAGGCATTACAAACGTTTGAAATTAAATCAGTACGTTCAACACATCCCCAAATGCTAAAAGAAAATACTGCTCTTATGAATTTCCAAGCACTGGTGGATTATATTGAAGAAAATGAATATGAAATTGAACCTGCGTTATGTGATGACGCAGGGAGCCTTAGGGCTGCTATAGCGCTGTATAAAACTGACAAGGAAGGGTTTCTATCCACCCAGGAACAGACACAGAAGCGTAAGGGCAAGAAAGTGGTTCAAACTAATATTGCCAAAGCATTGCTTGACAAATACAAAGACCAGCTACAAAATGATACTAAAAACGTTAAAGAAGTAAAAGTTCGCTTTACGGGCAAACAATTGGTAACTTCTGATGGGGCATACGAGGACGACTATTTATCGGATTTGTAAATGGTATATGAATTACTACGAGACAATAGGATATTTAAAAAAATATGCGCGTGTTTCAAAACATCAGAATTTAGATTGCCTTTAACTTTTGAATTTATGGGTACTGAGTATTGCCAGTATTGTGATGGGCAGCGTATATTAAGAGAGGATTATGACGATTTAGTATCTGCTCAGGAAGCTTATAAAACGGGTATGAAACTAAAACCTAGAAGTTTAGGAGCATCGACGTTTATAAAATGGTCAAAGACCTCCCAGCGGTAACAGGAAATGACAGAGCGGTTTGTACTCCAAAAGGCTTTCTTGTCAGAGAGCGTCCCATTACAGAGAAAGACGTTAAAAATGTCTTTGACAATGCAGCCCTTGAGAAATTCTCTACGAATAATATCAACAAGCCCACGTCAGATCAACTTGAATTTGAAGCTGAAGGGTATACCAACATCGAAACTGCTGTCTACCAAGAAGTCAGAGAAGCTGCTCGTGGGTCAGCGTCGGCACTTACTAGACTCTTGGATCGTACTGTTGGCCCAGTAGTACAGAAAACCGCCAACACCAACTTAAACGTTTCGTTAGTTGAATTTCTCCGTAGCGAAGATTTGAATGATGCTACTGACATGGAATTGGCAGAAGCAGGTATAGTTATTGATGCGGAAGTCACCGATGTAGAAGAGGACTACACACGAGATTTATAAATGCCCGTACTAACGGAACAGCAAAAAGCGAAACTATTAACCAGCTCTTATCGCTATTTTGCTAGAAAGATTTTAAAAATAAAAACGGATGATGGCATAATTCCGTTTGAATTTAATATGGTGCAGGACTATATAGACTTTAGAGCTAATGACCAGCTCCGCCGCACCGGGCGTATACGGATGATAGTAGTAAAAGCAAGACAACAAGGATGCAGTGAATATGTATGTGGAAGGGGATTTAAAAAGGCAATTCAGGAAGAAGCAACTTCCGTCTATATCCTTTCACACGAAGATAAGTCAGTCGCAAAGTTATTTGATAAAGTCGATAGATATTGTCGTTTCGCCAAGGATTACGCTCAGGCGCTTGTTCCTGAAGAAACAACAGCGAACAAGTATCAAAAGAAGTTTAAGAATGAATCTAACTATACCGTGGGAACTGCTGGCAGTGATAACACCGGGCGCTCCGACACTAATAAATTTGGACACTTATCAGAGCCTGCTCACTACTCTAACGACGCAGGAATTAAATCTGGCTTGCTCCAAACTATATCGAATAAACCGGGAACAGAAATATGGTGGGAATCAACTGCTAACGGGCTTAATTGGTTTCATGCGTTCTGTGAAAAAGCCAATGCCGGACTTAATGGATATGAAGTAATTTTCTGTCCTTGGTTTTGGTCAGATAAATATACTGAGCCAGTTCCAGCTAATTTCGTGCGTACACATGAAGAAAACGAACTATCTGCTATTGCTACTACTTTTGATAAGCATACTAACGAAATTGTGCTTACACCGCTTACTGATGGGCAGTTACAGTGGCGTAGACTTAAGCTTGAGGAACTAGGGGAAAAGCTTTTTAAGCAAGAGTATCCAGCTACTTATGCAGAAGCATTCCAAGCTACTGGGGAATCGTTTATTGACAATATGAAGGTGGAAGCAGCTAGAAAATGCGAGATTGAGGAAACTTATGGGGCGAATATTCTTGGTGTTGACCCTGCACATAAAAACGATAGGATGGTTCTTCTTCTACGTAAAGGTAGACAAGTAGTTGATTTTTGGGTTAGGGATACAAAGAAAGAACCTATTTCAGATCAGCAGCAAAAGGAATGGGTAGCCAAGATAATTGACGAATACGATGTGGATAGAGCAGCAATTGATATCGGGGCTGGTTATGGCTTGATATCTAAACTTAGGGATTCGGGATACCAAGACGTAGTTAATGAAGTTGATTTTGGGGAATCTCCAGACGACCCTCAATTCCTCAATAAGCGGGCTGAAGTATTCCACAGGGTTAGGGATTGGTTTAATGAGAAGGGATGTAATATACCGGATTCTGATGACCTTGCCAGCGATATAGCATGTATTCCTGAACCTGAACCTACGGATACTGGCAGACTCAAATTTAAGCCAAAAGCGGATATCAAGAAAGACCACCAAAAATCTCCTGATATATTCGATGCCCTTGCTCTTACCTTCTCCGAACGAGTTAAACCAAAGGAGGCTAGGCTTGAATCTAGCCGCTTTACTACTAATACTAGAACCATTAATCCTGAGTTAACTATTGCTAATAAGAGGCGTCAGGGGGAGGAGATGTACGGTAATGATTTACAGCAGACAGAAAAGCTGCGAAAATTGTCGAAGAGGGAATATAGGTAAGCTATGTTTGAGTTGAAGGATTGTCGCGGGAAGGTTAGGTTAGATCGATTTGCGAAATTTGTTTCGTATATTGAATTTACCGATACCTGCTGGCTTTGGCAGCATACTTTAACTAAAAGCGGTTATGGACGATTTAGAATTAGTGAATTAGGTATATCTAGTGCGCACAGAGCAGCATTTTATTATCGTTTTGGGTATGTTCCCGGAGCGGGGAGAAATTTAGATCATCTTTGCCGGGTTAGAAATTGCGTAAGACCTGATCATCTAGAGGAGGTAACCCTACAAGAGAATCTATTGCGTGGAGAGGGGCATGGGAAAGAAACACATTGTCCGGCTGGGCATCCGTATAACGAAGAGCATTCAGTAAAAGAATTTATTCCTCGTACTGGTACTTGGGGCAGACGATGCGTTACGTGTAAACGAAATCGACGGGTTCGAAATAAAATAGCTAATGGAGGGAAACCTTATCTAGAAGTTCCATGTAAAGACCGGACGCACTGTCCACAAGGACATGTCTATAAAGGAGATAATTTTAGAGTTTACAGTCATAAAAATGGCGGCTTGACTAAATGCTGTATGATTTGTGCGCGTGCACGAAGTAGAGCAAAAAGCCAGAAACGCGCTCTACAAGCGGGTTAGGGGGCTACATTATAGGAAGTTTATTTGGTTTTTCTCAGAATCAAACTGCACAAATGTCGGCTCAACAACAAAGCGACCTTTCATTACAGGCTATGGCAGCACAGGCAAATCAAAACAATCAAATGCTAACGGAGCAGTCAAACATGAATAACTTAGTTAGCGCTCGTACTTCTGCTTTAACTTCTCAACTTGGGCCAACTTCTGCTACACCATATGCTTTAAATAGTTTACCAACTATTTCAACTTCTGAATTAGGTGACCAGTCAAGCCCACAAACATCTCGTAATCAGTTATTAGGGAGTTAATATGTTTAAAAGATTTTGGGCACGATTAGTTTTAGCGTTTATAGCTAATATATATTGCATAAGCGCTTATGCAATAGCTCCTATATGCCAGGAAGGTACAGTGAATATAGCGGCAACAGATACTGCTATTTCTTTTAACGGGAGTTTTTCTCATATAATTATAAAAACATCTAGCACCGCAGCTATTGTTTATGTTTCACCTAATAATACAACTGCCACTAGTGCTGATTTTCAGGTAGACCCTGGGGCTAGTTTAAATTTGGGGTTAGCAGGACATATGGCAGCTCAGACAGGATTTCATTATATTGGGGCTAGTGCTACTGGCACATTATCTTGGTTAGCATACTGATGAAAAATATACTTGTTTTACTTTTAGCCTTTTTTCTTACTATAACTCCTAGTTTTGCTCAATATATTTCTGCTGGTGGAGGTGGTGGTCCGGCTGATGTGTTAACTCAGGGAAACGATTCTGCAACTTTTCCTAATAGCTATCAACTGAAAGCTGGAACAAATGTAACTCTTACGCCAGGAAGCAGTCCTAATACGTTAACTATAAGTTCGTCTGGCGGTTCAGCTTCTGCTGGCGGTACTAACGGACAAATTCAATTTAATAGTTCTGGTGCTTTAGGAGGGTTTACTGCTAGTGGTGGAGCAACTATTAATACCACTACAGGTGTTGTAACTCTAGGTAATCCTGGCGCATCTACTTTAGGAGGTATAGAAAGCTTAGCAGCTACCTCTCATCAATGGATAAATACTATTTCCACTTCTGGAGTTCCTAGCTCGACGCAACCGGCATTTACTGACATTTCAGGTTCCGCAACTTTAGCTCAATTTCCGACAGAAGCTAACAATACGGTTTTAGGAAATATAAGCGGCAGTACTGCTGTTCCAGTAGCACTTACTGCTACTCAGTTAACTACAATTCCTAATATAGCCACAGCTAGTTTGCAAGGTATGGTACCTGCTTTAACTGATGCCCAGATAGTTGTGGGTAAGACTGCAAGTAATGTGCAAGCTGTAACATTAAGCGGAGATGCCACTATATCTGATACTGGTGCTTTAACTCTTGCAACTGTTAATAGCAATGTTGGAAGTTTTACTAGTGCTAATATAACAGTTGATGCTAAAGGAAGAATTACGGCTGCTGCTAATGGTTCAGGCGGTGGGGGTGGAGATACTATTACTTCTCCAAACAGCACTTTAACTGTTGGTGGAACTTCATCTAACACCACTTTAGATTTAAATCTTGCTACTCAAAATACATGGACAGCAGCTCCGATTGTATTGAAAGCCAATATTGGCACAACACCAACAGATGGTCTTATATTAGAAAACACTACTGCTGCTGCTTCTGGCGCTCAACAATATTCTCCCTCATTGCACTTAATCGGACAAGGTTGGAAAAGTAACGCGACAGCAGCCAGCCAAACTGCTGATTGGATTGTATATAACCAACCGATTCAGCAAGGTGGTGTAGTCGGTACTAATTTGATATTTGCCAGTCAAGTTAATGGTGGTGGTTATACTGCGCAAATGACATTACAAGATACGGGGAGTGGAGTCACTTTTGCCGGAGGCGTTAATACCAGTGGGATAAGTGCATTTAACAATACTACTAGTATTAATAATATTGTTGGTACTGGTAGTCCGTTTACCATGCGTGTTAACGGTACATCTAATCAAATTACGCTAAACGGTTCAGGTGTAATGATGGATGTTACTGGAACTGCCGCTGGTAATACTTCTATGCTTCGTGTAACCAGCAATGTGGTAGGCGCGATTGGATTAATAGTAAAACAAGTTGCTTCTCAAACAGCTGCTATGCAAGTTTGGCAAAACTCTAGTGCGGCTACTTTATCATCGATTGATGTTAATGGGTTTTTAAATAACAACCATTATATAAATATAGGCACAGCACCAACGGTAGCTGTAGGAGCAGGTGCTGGTTCAGGGGCAACGGCTTCGATTACAGGACATGATGGAGCTTTTCAAGTAACTATTACAACTGGAACTGTCGCTGGGGCAGGTATATTAGCAACAGTAACTTTTGGTACTGCTTTTGGTGCAGCCCCTATTGCAACTTTTTCTGCCGCTAATACTTCGGCTGGTAATATAGGCGTTCTTGGAACAGGTTTAAATGTTACAACTACAACTACTACAGCAGTACTTACTTCGACAACTGCGGGTACAGGCATTACTGGGACATTAATATTTAACTTTATCGTTCAGCAATAAGGAGACGAATATGGCAGATTTACAAGACTTAGGTGCAATCGCTGCTGATACAGCTTTTCAACAAAGATGCTTTGCGGCTCTTGAACAGGCCGCTGTTAATGTAGCAGCAGAAAGTGCGCAAACAGCAAATCATTTTGCGCGGGCGCAATTTGCTGAAAAAGTTATTAATGGACAAGTAAATATGCTTGAAGTAGCAGAAGCAGTTTTGACAAATGCTTCTATTGCAGCCGAAGCTACAGTAGCAAGTTTGCCTGGATGTACTGCTGTTCCAGATAGTGATATTGAGTTTGCTGTTAGTTCACTGTTTAATGATTTAGCTGGCGTCACAACTTAAAAGGAGAATAAAATGACAGCACCAAATTCGGTTTTACAAGGAAATAATATATTTAGAGTAGGGGAGCAAATGTCCTCTTTATTTTCAGATGCTCTTTCAGCTTTCTGGGATGGAGGAGGTTCAGCAGTAGCTACAAGTAAGAAATTTTATTTTTATGTGCCTGTAGCTTTGAAAATAGAAGGTTGGGCTTTATTTTGCGATGTAAGTGCTACTATTCAAATTGATGTATGGCAAGCACTTATTGCAAACGGACCGCCTACAGTATCAAATACTATTTGTAATGGTAATTATATTGCAACTACTGCTGCTACACAGAATCAACTAATTTCATCTAGTACGGCGTTAGGGTTTGCTACTAGTTTGAATGTTGGTGGACAACCTATTATTCCAGCCGGAAGCGCTGTTATATTCAATGTGAAAGCGAATGATAACGCTACTATAATTGGAGCGCAACTTATATGCCGTAGTGGTAGCTAATAAATATGGGCGTACCATCTAATATGGCTAATAATTCTGTTAACCAAGAGATTGCTGCTGCACAGCAAGAAAATATGATTAATCAACAATACAATCAACAAACGCAGCAATTGCAGTCTCAGTATGCAGCTCAAAGTGCTCAGTTAGATGCGGCTATTAACCCTGCTACTCCTGCTTCTGCTAATAACAGTCCATCTATTGGGGCTTATGCGGGAGCGCAGTCGCCAGGAAGTTTTTTAGGTAATGGAGCAACTCGTTCAGCATTGCTAGGGGATTAATGTCTACGATAGATGCCGTAGCTAGTTCTAATAATGGAAGTGTCGATCCTGTATTCGATCCTTTTGCAATGCCGTTAAATACCCCTTCAGCACTTCCAGCTAAGCCAACTAAACAACAACGCGCACAAGCTATCATGGCTAAGCATAGACAACTGCTTGCTAAGAAGGCTCCTTGGCTTTATACATACCAATTACTTGGTGAGTTTATTATGACTCGTAAGCAAGACTTTACGCTTCATATAACTCCAGGGATGTTCCTTACAGGTAAGATATTTGACTCTACTGCTCCTATGGCTAACCATGATATGGCTAGTTCTATGCTTGGGGATTTGTGGCCTAATGCTTCCAGGTCGTTCTATATTCACCCACCTGACAGTATGCCAGCCGAGGTAAAAAATTCAAAAGAGGTAAAAGAGTATTTTGAATGGGTGTCTCATACGATGGCGGAAGTTATGGACGACCCTAAATGCGGCTTAGCTTGTGCCCTTGAAGAATATTTTTATGACCAAGGGGCGTTTGGTATAAGTGGTATTTACGTCAAAGAGAATGAAGAACTTGGGGCAGAGACTCCACTTTCTTATATGGCAGTGGATGCTAAGAAAATAGCTATTGCTGAAAATTCTCAAGGCGTTGTTGATACTTGCTATGTTTTGCGTGAAATGACAATGCGCCAGGTAGTACAGGAGTACGGTATTGATAATGTTTCTCAACGAGTACGAGATAGCTTTAATAGTCCTGATGGTTCAAGGCAAGAAGAACTTATACAAATACTCCACGCGGTAGAACCAAGGCAAGATAATCCGGGGGCTTTTGGGGTAAAAGGTTATCCCATTGCTTCTGATCATATTGAAGTACCAGAAGGGCATATAATTAAAGAATCAGGCATGAAGAAAATGCGTATCTTCATTACTCGTTTTTGGAAAACCATGAACGAAGTCTATGGCAGAAGTCCTGGCATGGAAGCAATGCCTGATATTTTAGAAGTTAATGAGATGAGGGAGAATTCCATTGTCGCAGTTGAGAAAACACTCAATCCTCCTATATTGGTGCTGTCTGACGGTGCATTGGGCAACCAAACAATTAACACCTCTACTGGCGCAATTAGTGTTCATAATGTGTCTGGTCGTATTGCTAATAGCGGTCTTAAACCAGTCGAACCGCTTATAACAGTTGGTGAGCTTAAAGATACTTATCTTGAGATAGAAAGGCTACAAGCTATTATCCAAAAGAATTTCTTTATTGATAAGTTAACTACTTTAGATAATACGCAAAGAAAGACTTTAGGGGAAGCTAAGATAATAGACGGTATGCGTCAGCGTTCACTTATAACTGTGTATGCCCGTCAAATAGCTGAACAGTTCTCACGTACAGTAGAAGCTACTTTTGATATCCTGTTTGACCAAAAGCGTCTTGGGATTATCAAAGGTTCTATTGACGATTTGATTTTACAAGCTCTTGGTAAACCACCAGCAATGTATATCCCTGATGCTGTAGCTAAGCTAATCAATTCAGGGCAGAACGGTTATAAAATTAGATTTGTTTCCCCAGCAGCCCGTAGTATGAGAGCAGAAGAACTTGCGGGGATACAACAGGCACTGACAGCAACTATAAACATGTCTCAAGCGGTTCCTGATATATTGGATACTATCAATACCGATAAAGCAGTGGAGCTTATAGTTGAGTTGGCTGGCGCGAACAGCGCTATTCTTAACGACGCTGAAACTATAAAGGCATTGCGACAAAACAGGATACAGGTACAGCAGCAACAAGCAGCAGCAGCGCAGAAGGCTCAAAGTTCTGTAGATATGAAGCATGTAGCCCAGGCCGCGCAATCGGCGGCAAAAGCAGGTTTACCACTACAGGATTTGTTTGGAACTAGTGTAGGGGGCAATCAAGCTGCTTAATGGATCTATCAGATAGAGAAAAGCAAGCATTAAAGATAATCAGCTCTCAACACGAGGGTCAAGTATTTCTCAAAGCCCTTATGAGAGAATGCGGTTATCAGAAACCTTCAGTAGTGCTAACTAAATCAAATGAAGTAGAAATACGCGGTACTATCTATAATGAAGCTAGACGAGGTGTATGGCTTGATTTACGTGATATTATAGAAGTAGATAATCTCTCTGTAATAGAACTAGACGAGAAAAAGGAAGTTCCAGCAGAAATAGTAAAGGATATTAACCATGAGCGATCAAACAGTAGCAACACCGACCCCAACGACGACATCAACATCAAATCAGTCGGGGGCACCGTCAGACGCAGGCGTGACGACTTCGACAGAAAATCAGCAAAGTTTGCAGAAGACTACATCGCCGGTATCTACCCCGGCATCGGAAACGACGAAGGTACAGATAGAGGAGGTGCGTAATGCACAAGCTTCTTCTACGTTTAATCCGTTTGCTAGTGGTGGCTCAGGAAAAGAAAAGTTCAACTTTGATTCAATCATTCCACAAGATCAGAAAGAAAAAGAGTGGGTTAAAAATATATCAAAGTCAGAAGACCCGGTATCCGAATTATTCAAGAAAGTTGATAACCTCGAAGCTCTCACTCAAAGACCACGAGTGCCTGATGAGAATGCTACGCCAGAACAGCGCAAAGCATTTTACAAGTCTATAGGTGTTCCTGATTCTATTAAAGGTTATGAGTACGCACCGGAAGAATGGACACCGGAAGATAAGCCTTACGCTGACAACCTAAAGCAATACAAGCCAGACACAGTTATGAATCCTCTTAAAGAGGAAGCTATGGCTGCTGGCGTATCTAAAGAGGCATGGGAAAAGTTAGAAAAGAAATGGGATAAGCTAACTGTTGATCAATTGAAAGCGCAAGCAATTGCTGGTAAAGCGCAAGAAGTTGATTACGATCAAACTATGACTAGAATGTACGGCGAAGAAAAAATGGCTGTTCAGGATCGGGGCAGTAAATTGTTATCTCAATTTGGACGTGTTGAGCATAAAGCTATATTAGCTACTCTTAATAATCAACAGTTAGCAGCAATTGCCGGGACATTGAGTGATATTTATAAAGCTACTACTAAAGAAGATACATTTAACACTGGGACTGGTAATACAACAACTACTGCTAATACTGGGGTTGCTTCACGCCAAGAGCTTGATGCGATGTTAAAGAAACGCGATTCAATGAGAAGTAATACTATGAGTCCTGAGTATGAAGCTTTGACGAAAAGAATTAACGCTGCTTATAAGTCCTTACCACCAGATGTACTTGCTAGACCTTTAAGCTTGATGTAATTGACACCAATTACAAGCCTTGCTATCATTAAATTGTTGGGGTACTGCTTCGGCATCCAACTTATGACTGTGAATCAGTAAGAGTATCTAGTTTGTCTAGGCCACTACTCGAAAACAAGTAAATAAATACTTTTTTCGAGGTAAACGCGCCGTGGCAATGAACACCGTCAATAATGCACTTATAGTCCAGTTTTCGGACATGATGCACATCCGGGCACAACAAGCCCGCGCAAGATTGCGTCCTTACTGTGACATTCGCCGCATGACTGGCGACACTTACGCATACGATGGTTTAGGCACCGTAGAAGCCCGTGAGTTAGTTGGGCGTATTAATTTAACTCAATTTGATGATATTGAATTTAATCGTCGCGAAATTATCAGACGTAGATTCGTAGTCACTATTCCTCTTGACCAAATGGATGTCGAAGGCATGATGAACGATCCTAAGGGTCGTCTTGCTGAAGCATGTGTTAAGGCTCTTGAGCGGGTATTCGACTTAGTTTGTTACCAAGCGATGTTTGCTGCGGTTAACACTGGTCAGACTTTCCAGACTTCAGTTACTGCCGCCAATGATGGCGTGTTAACTGTTGATGCTACTGGCGGTTTGACACTTGCCAAGATTCTAGCTATCAAGCAAAACTTCATCGATGGTGAAGTTGGTAACGATATGCCTATAAAAATCTGCGTCGGTATATCCGGTGAAGAACATTCCACCCTCTTGCAAATTGACCAGTTTATATCTTCTAGATATACAAATCAAATGCAACTTGAAAAAGGTGAAGTTACGCAAGTAGCTAATATGGAGTTGCTCAAGTTCGGTGCCAATGTTACTAACCCAGTACTTGGGGTAGTTGCTGGGGTAAGACAATCTTTCGCTTTAGCTACTGATGGTTTGTGCGTAGGTATGTCACGCGATTGGGATGTCAAAGTAAAAGACAGACCTGATTATGCTGAAGTAGAACAAATTCAAGTTATTGGGGTTCTGGGTGCAGTACGGACAGAAGGCAAGTTGATTCAACAATTCAACACTACTGTTTAATAAATACGGAGAAATTAAAGTAACATGACTATCAATATTTATGCTGACACTCAAGTAGGGCTTTTAGATGCTAATGGTATGGTCATAAGTCGTGGTCCTACTACAACTGATGGTCAACCACTACTTAGAAAATTCAAGTCTTATAAAGTACCAACTACAACTGCTGTCGGGGATATCTGGCGTATATTTAAAAATTTAGACGCTAATATAGTTCCAGTCTATTTAACTATAGGTACTTATAACGCGCTAACTTCATTAGCAGTAAGTGCCGGGCTTTATGCAGCTAACCAAAGTACAACTGTTAAACCTGTTACTACAGGAGCAGCTATTCTTATGGCGGCTACTTCTATAGCTACAGCAGCTTTACCAATGATTGGTTTAGGGGTTAATGGTTTAGCAGCGCTTCAAGCTTCAGGTGCTTGGCAGATGCAAACTTCTGGCGATTCTATTGGTCAACAACAAATGCTTTATCAAATTGCTGGAGATTCACTTGTTATGTCTGGTTCATCTGCACCAAATTTGGGTACACCGCGACAATACGATTTGTGCTTGACAGTGACTACTGCTACTTCTGTAGCTGGCTTTGTTGGCGTAGAATTACTTTACACGCAAGCCTAAAGCTAGGAGGTGCGCGATGGCAGCACCTAGCGCTGATGTTCAAGTTTGTCAAAACGCGCTTACTGCGTGTGGGCAAAACATAACTATTGCTTCTATAAACCCGCCAACTCCTGGCAATGCTATGGAAGCGGTGCTAGCGCAATTTTATGATCAGCAGCGTGTAAATGTATTGCGTATGAATCCGTGGCCATTTGCTACACAAGAAACAATGATTAGCCGCATTGGGACGCCTATCAGAGATTTTAGCGATGCTTATCAACTACCGGCTGATTTTGTTCGCTTTGTTTCTTTAGGTGGGGAGATTGTCGAGTGGCAAAAGCACCGTTATAGAATAATGTCTCAACGACAAATTTGGGTAAATAATTCTAGTCTTTTTGGTATTCAAAGTAATTTAGCTGATGTTGTGCAAACAACCACGGATATTGGGCCAATAATTACAGGTAGTGAGTCAGTTGAAACTATAACTACTATTATTACTGGACAAGTAGTTACTAATCCCAGTGACCTTGCTGGTACTGCGGTAAACACCTCAATAAATCTACGTTATATATTTAACGAAACTAATCTGACTAATTGGACACAAGACGTACTTGAGCTTCTTGAGCTAAAGATAGCTAGAAAAATTGCTTATCAAATAACTAAAAGTAATTCGTTAGTTATGTCTATACAAAAACAAATAGATGAATTAACTCCAGCGTTAACAGCGGTTAGCGGTCAAGAGAATCCGCCGCTACGGATTGAACGAAGCCCCGCGTTAGAAAGGCGCAGAGCATTACGGGCTAATGCGGAAGCTTCTAGATTTACGATTATAGACTGATGCCTATAGCAAATGAATTAATATCTAACTTTTCTGGTGGTGAAATATCACCACTCATGCACGGACGTATTGATGCGCCTATTTATAAAAAGTCTTTAGCTAAGATGGAAAACTTTCTAGCTACTCCACAAGGACCAGCGCAGTATAGAAACGGAACGGTTTTCGTTACTAATACTAGATTGAATCAAACAGCAGCTTTAGTACCTTTTAACTTTAGTGATCAGCAAACTTATATTGTTGAAGTCACTCCATTGAAGATGCGGTTCTACACTAACAATGGAATTGTGACTGGTAACGATACTGTTATTACTGGCGTTACCAATGCTAATCCTGCTTCTGTCACTGATACTGCGCATGGTTATGCAACTGGCGATAAGGTTATTATTAATAACGTAGCAGGTATGACGCAGTTAAATGGCAATACTTATACTATTACTGTGGTTGACGCTAATACTTTTACTTTAGGGGTAGACAGTACTGCTTATGGCACTTACACCAATGGCGGCAAAGCAACTCAGGTAGTCGGCATTAGCGCAATTACTAATGCTAATCCTGGGGTGATCACTGCTACTCATCATCAATATTCTACTGGGGATGCTGTTTTCTTAGTTGGCACAGGAGCAATGTTATTAGATGGACAGCAATACCTTGTGGTCAAAATCGATGCTAATAATTTTAGCCTTACTGATTTATTTGCTAATGCTATCAATACGACGGCGTTAGCTGCTTATACAAGTGGTGCAGTTGCTCAACGTATTTATGAAGTAACGACACCTTATGTAGCTGCTGATATAGCTAATCTTCAATATGCTCAGAGTGCTGATGTTATGTATATTGTCAATCAGCAATATGCTCCGTATAAGCTTATTAGAAATTCGAGCGCTAATTGGTCAATGGCAACGTTTACGCGGACAGGAACAGATCCTTTTACTAGTTTAGGAAATTATCCACGTAGTGTTCAGTTCGATTCTGCTGGGCGTTTATGGTATGGAGGTACTCTTAATAACCCTCAATCTCTTTGGGGCAGTTCTGCCCCTTCTAGCGGTACTACAGCGTTTGACGATTTTACTCTTGGAACTGCTGCAACTAACTCAGTTATATTTACTCTTGCTCCATTGTTTAGCGGCAAAGTAGATTACGTAGAATGGATTTCAAACACTAATGGATTCATGGTCATTGGTACATTTGCTTCAGTAAGGAGTCTATGGGGAACTACTCAAGGCACTCCTGTTACTCCTAGTGCTATTACAGCTCAACCAGCAAATACAATAGGCTGTGCTTATACATTACCGTTAGCTAATGGTGATACGTTATTCTTTATTCAAAGAGGCGGTCAGCGTGTTCGCTCTTTGGAATATGATTTTTATATTCAAGGGCTTACTACTAAAGACCAAATCATAGCGGCTGATCATTTATCACAAGTTGGTTTAACTCAGGTTGTTCAACAGCGTGGTTATCCAGATACTATGTGGTATTTAAGAACTGATGGTAGGTTCCTGGGCTTCATTTACTCACGTCCAGAAATAGAACCTTATGCTGGATGGTTTAGAAACTACTTAGGGGGTCAGTCTACTAATTCTAATGGGATATTAGTAAACAACGCTGTTGTTAATTCCTTAGCAGTCTCTCCACGTAATAACACAACAGATCAGCTTTGGTTTGCTGTAACTAGAACTATAAACGGGCAAACTATATGTTCGGTTGAATATATGGCTGATTATCAGCAATTTCCTAATTTTCGGGATTTTTACGGAAGCGTTAGCACCCCAGCAGGTAAAGCTGCTGATCTAATGTTATTTAATAATGCAATGTATGAAAAGCAGAAGTCATCTATTTATTTAGATATGGCTGTTTATTATGATGGCTCAGCTCTTGGAAGAAACGCAAATGTTTCAGTAACTCCTTCTGCTGTTGGCCCTATTGGAGCATCAATAACACTGACTGCTTCAGCTCCAATCTTTACGGCTTCGATGGTAGGGCAGTTAATTACTAATTCCTATGACGGTAATGATCAAGGTAATGGCATAGCTGTAATAACAGCTTTTACTGACAGTACACATATGACAGCTAAAGTTTATGTTCCGTTTTCTACTACAGCGGCTATGGCTGCTGGTAGTTGGTATTTAACGGCTACGACAATAAACGGTCTTGGTTACTTTGGTAATGGCAATAGTGTATCGGTCGTGACGGACGGCGGCCCTGCTGTGAATGCTACTGTTGCAAATGGAGCAATAACACTCCAAGCCCCAGCCAGCACAGTAGTTGTAGGTTTTCCTTATATAGGAACTTTGGAAACTTTAAACTTAGATGTGGGCGGAAAAAGCGGAACGGCACAGAGTAAATCTCGTATTTTAGTAAAAGCAGCTTTGAGGTTTTTAAATTCTGTTGGGCTTACTTTTGGTACTGATTATTACACACAACAGCAATTAACTTTTAGACAAGCACCTTTTCAAACTGATAGACCGACTGTACCCTTTACAGGTATTGATATGGTGCAGTATGCTGACTCATGGACGGAGCAAGATCAAGACCCACAAAAGAAAATTGTGGTAATCCAAAGACTACCTTTATCGGCTACAGTTTGTGGAATTGATGGGTACGTACAAACTTCAGATGATCAGTTCAATACTACCTAATGGTTACTAGCATCGTTCCATTTGAAGCTTGGCATTTAGACCAGTTGCAACTGCAACCGCATGAAATAGAAATGCTGGATTTTAGGAAATTCCTAGCTAACGTGTTTGTTCCAGGGAATGATTGTCGTAGTACGTTTCATGATGGCAAGCTCTTAGGGGTAGCTGGCTATTTGACGCTATGGCCTGGCGTAGTTGAGATGTTCGTCATACCCAGTAAATATATTTTTGAATACCCGCAAGTTTCCTTTAGAATATGTTATAGAACAATATCCCTCTTGAAAGCCCACCCTAATATACATAGATTGCAAAGTAGTGTTTTAGATGATCCAACGAGAGTGAAATTTATAGAGAAGCTTGGATTTGTTTATGAAGGACGAATGAAGCTCTATACTAAGGATAAGCAGGATTATTTGATGTACGCAATAACTAAGGAGGATTAGCCATCGTAGCCGGGATGAATGCAGGCAGCGTATATGCTAGCTCTTACCCTGGGGTAGAAGCTGGTCAAGCTATGTCGGCTCAGACTAGCGGTATAGAAGCTGGGCTACAAGAAGAACAAGCACAGAATACGCTCAATGTAGGCAATTATAACGCCAGTATGGAGACTTTGGCAGCTAAGCAAAGTCTTGGGAATACTGCTGAAAGCTTTAATGCTGGTGGTGTATTACCCGAAGGTTCTCCAATGGGGGTTCTTAATCAACAAAGACAACTTGCAGCGTTAGGCATAAATCAATCTATGCAACAAAGCGGCTTACAAGCGCAAATGCAAAACACACAAGCTAACGCTACTATAAACGCTAGTAGAGCAGCTTTACTTGGAATTAGTAATCAATATACAGCGGGCTTGGCTAACGCAGATATTACACAAGAGAACGCTGATGTACAAGTTTTTACAAGCTTATTCGGGCCGTTTTTAGGATCAGCTAGTGCGGCGGCTGGTAAAGCCGCGGGGTCTGGGTTAGCTACTGCAATAGGGTCTTTATTCTAAATGCCAAAGATTGGAAATTTTACACCCAACGAACCATTTAACTCGGTAATTCAAAGTTCACCCGATGCAGTTAATGCGCCTGGTTTGCCTGATACTGGGCTGAATGTAGCTGAAGGGGCTATTAGGTCAGGAACACAATTATCAAATGATGTTGCGGAAACAGGAGCTTTAGTACGAAATGCTTGGCTTCGTCCGATAGGGGAAGGATTAGCAGGGGTAGTAGCTGGTGTATCCGGTGCTGTTAAAGCTCACAGAGACGCTACTAATAAGATGAACGCGTTGTATAACACGAACACTGCTGGTGCTAGCGCTGATGATTTAATTACACATACTAATACACAAGCAAGTGATTATATAGAGGCAAATAAAAATGATCCAAATGCTTTTTCCCCAGAAGCTATTGCTAAATTTAGTGCGGGGTATAAAACAGCGGCGGGGGTTTATAGAGATCAATTAACAGGACAGCTTCAACCAACAACCGACGGGGCACAAGGAGCATATAACGGTTTTGATGCCGCCGTAAGAAAAAATTTAGTTGAGATAAATAAGCGATTCGATACTGCTAAGGGAAACGCCATGACTAATGCAGTAGGCATTAGAGATACTAATTTAGATAAGAGTCTTGCTACTCAATCAACAACTGATTTAGCCGGAGCATTAGCTAGAGCAGATTCACCAGAAACGGCGGCGATTAAAACCCCAGCAGGCACTATGGGAAAAATACCAGAATTAAAAGACAACCTTAAAATAAGTAACTGGTCAACGCAAAAAACTTTTGTGCTTAATGCAAATAATTTTATCCCGAAAGACGGTAATTTATATGTGGGGGCTAAAGCGCAGTTAGAGGCGGCTAAGTTATTAAATAAACAATTAACTAATCCAAATAGTTTATTAGTGAAGGATACAGATCCAAAAATACTATTAGGTATGCAGTCTCAAGCTGCTGAAACTGAAAAGACTATGACGGATAATTTAAAGCTAGCTAAAGAGAATAACGATTTACATTATTGGGATACTGCTAGAACAGCTTCAGACCAAGCCATAAACGGGGCTACTCCTGAAATTAGACAAGAAGGAAAAGATGATTTTACAGCTATTCAAGCCAATTACGAGAAGCTACCTTTCGAGGATAGGGCAAAAGATATATCTTCTGCTATAAGTTCTTTTGGGAAAGAGATAACCCACGATCAAGAAAATAGAGGACGTACAGTACAAGAAACAAGTATCTATAATGCCACTCAAGTAGAAAAAATACAAAAAGAAGATCAGGCAGAAAGACCTCAGACGCCTGAAAATAAAGCTAAGTACAATACTTTAGAAAAAGGTTTTTCGGACGTGGCTTTTAGTGTAGACGGGGTAGCTAAGTTACCTGAAAATAAGGGTAGTTCTTTTGTTATAGGAAGTGGTATCACTGCTGGTAAATTGTATAAAATGGGAACCGCATTAGAAGAAGCGAAACACAGCGGGGCAATAACAGAACCTCAGTACAAAGAGTTAAGTAAGTTATATACAAAAATAAGGCATCAAGTTACTCCTGCTTATAAACAAGAGGCGCCGCAACTACCAAAAGGACAACATCCAGAATCGTTAGACGTTGTAAAAACAGAAGCCATGCCTTCTGAATTTGCAAGCTATATGGAACTTACCCCTGGCAGTATTGGATATCAAAATGCAAAGACGTATATCAATAATCAATTAGATAGGTTGCATACTGATTCTAAGCTCCAAGAGTTTAATTTAACTCCTAGACAATGGAAGAATACGGTTTTAAACGGCATGATGGAAAATAGGTATAAAGTAAAACCTTTGTTAGCTCCTGAAAGAGTAAGGTCTACCCTAAAGGTTAAAAATCCTGATGTCAGATCTAATTAAACAAAACGCTATACCTGATTTAAGTAGCACTTCTGCTGTCGGTAGTGCTGCGCCTGAGCGCGATCCTTTTGCTGATATACCCTTACCTAAATCTGAATTTGATGTAACTCCTATTGGTAAACCTGATGTAGAGGGGGCTACAAAGGCAGAGGAACCATTTAACTTAAGCACTGCTGTTACTAGAATTATGGCACCTGCTGCTGAACATATAGGACGTGGGGTAGACAGTGTACAAACAGCGGTAGCGGGTTCTAGGCTATTAATGGGGGATGGAGCTGAATATGCTAACGTAGAAGCGCAGTTGGCAGCGAATAAACATAATAATATTTTACCTTCTGATACTCCTGAATGGGCTATACATGCGGCTGATGCTCTAGGGCCAGTATTAGAAACCCTTCCATACTTACAAAAGGTAGCAACTAATGCCGCCGCCCCTGCTGTTGCTGGGGGTGCGATTGGCTCATTAGGTTCCCCTGTAGGAACTATGGCGGGGGCTTTAGTGGCGGCTGATCTAAGTGCTAGTGCTACTACGGCGCAATTAACTGCTGGGGAAATGTATATGGAATTAAGAAGGGGTGGAGCATCGCATGATGTAGCTCGTAATTATTCTTTAGCAGCGGGGGCTGTAGTAGGAGCATTGCAAGTTGGTAGCGGAGCATTATTAGGGGGATTAGAAGTAGCGTCTAAAGATTTATTTTTAAAACACCCAGCATTTAAAAATACTTTATTGCGTATGTTTACTAAGTTTGCTGCGGTTACTGGAGTTACTATGACTACTGCTGAACTGCAAAGCGCTACTACTATAGGGACAGAAGCTATAGCCGCGCATTTAACTAACAATCCACATTTAGCCCCTAAAGATATAGGTAAGCAATTACAAGCTACTGCATATCAAATGGCAGCTACTACCCCAGCTTTTTTAGCCACTGGATGGTTAGGAGGTATGGCAGTTAAAAATGTAAGAGGGATAATACTACCTAAGACTTTACCGCAGGGTATGAAAGCTTTTGCTAATACACTTGAATTACCAGGAGCAAATCTAGAAGCTCATCTACAAAATCAGGAACAAAAAGCTGTAGAGGATATGCCAGCAGAAAGCGAAAGAACGCCGCAGCAAGTTAAGGACGATGCTAGAACAGAGGCTTTGAATTGGCTATTTCCGCAAGAAGAGCCAGAATTAAAAGTTGAAATACCTAAAGAAGATACCCGCACTAAAGGGGAAATAGAACGTGATGAAACGTCTACGCAATTACATGGCGAAGTAAAAGCTTTAATAGATAAAAAGAATAAAGCTACAAAAGCATTGCGGGGGGCTGTTTTTGCTAGTAGAACTTTACCTCCAGGTGAACGAATACAATACGAAGGTGAGCTAACAGGACTACGGCAAGACTTAGATAAAATACAAAAAGATTTAAAAAAAGCGCAAGCTAAAGAAGCAGCGCATGAAACTGAAAGTAGAGAGATTGAAAAAGAACGTTTAGAAAATACTATTAAAAATACTGAACCTAAAGTAACAGCAGGACAACCAGAAACACGTTTAGACAAAATAGAAGTACAGAAATTTTTAGATAAGGTGCGACAATATTTCCATAATCAAAGCGAAGCAGATAAAGTTATTGGGGATTATGAATATAACGAACAGCAGGGGCACCCTAATTCGCAAGAAGAACAAGCTAATTACGATGCTGCAAACTTCATAGCTAACATTGATAAAAGGAATGCCAAAGGGCTACGTAAATTAAAAATAGAAATTGAAGAAGCATATAATACTGGTCGTAAAGGCAAAATAGCTAAAGTATTAGAGGAACAGAAAGCGAGAAAAGATTTAGTTGATAGAGTTAAAAAAGCTGTCGGGGGTAGTGATAGGACTAACGCTGATACTGATAAATTACATATACCCCATTTCTCTGAGGCGGGAGTTAATTTAACTGGTAACTATCATCAAATGAATGAGGTAGCTTTAAATGAAGAAGCTAATATTAAAGAACGAGATGCGTTACTGGAGGAACTAAACGTACACCCTGCACAGCAAGAATCAGAAAGAGAACATTCTAATAACGTAAATACTTTATACGGGGAAATAGCGGAAACAAGTAACTCGGACGTTGGGGCTATAAAAGAGCTACTACGCAAGGGCAGGAAAGACGGTTTTGTATTGAAACTATATCGCAAAGCAATAAAGCTAGTTAAGCTATTTCCACAAACTGACGCTAATAGAATTTATATAGAATACACAGATAAAAACGGTTCTGGGGTAGATGTACTTTCAGCTAACCAAGCAGTGCAACTACATATGATGCTTGATGACGAAAAAGCAGCTAATGCTCTTATTAAAGGTAATGGATATGGCGACCCTGAGTTAGATGTGATGCGTACATATCAATTGCAGGCTCAGATAGAAGAACAACTAGCTAAAATAGATCCGCGTTATTTAGATATGATGGATGCTTATAGAAAAGGGTATTACAAACTATACGGCAAGCTATCTAAAGAGGTAGAGAAGGATAAAGGTTATCCGCTAAATAAAACAGAAATGTTTTCTGGGCAACTTGTACATGACAGCGCTGAAAATTTAACTCAAGAGCATTTTCAGGACACTATACCTAGAGGGAGGGCTATTAATAATAGTTCGCCCGGGACTTTAAAATCCAGAACTGGCAGTACATCAAGAGTTATTATTCCTGATGCTGATACAGCATTTAAGCAATATTCAAGACAAGCAGAGCATTGGTTAGCATTTAAAGATATTATAAAAAATAAAATAGCTCCTGTGCAGGGAAGTAGGAGTTTAACTACTCAACTCATAAATCAGAAGGGAACATTTTTTGTTGATGCGTGGAAGCAGAAAACTAAAGATATTTTATACGGAGAAGTTAATACAGCTAACCAGCTAGAAAAGTTTCTTGACACCGTTGTTTTTAGAAACTTACCTTTTTCACTGGTTAGCGGAAAAATACATCTATTCCCCGCTCACGTACTAGCGAGTCTTAATATGCTAATTGATATACCCGCAGATGCTAGAGCTAGGGGTACGGCTAAATTCTTTGAAGATCCAATAAAGAATTTTAATGACATGCTTAATACCAAACAACTAAAGCATCGTCATGACGCCCATGCTATTGATACTGCTACTAATACCAGATACACAGATAACATGGATAGCCCAGCAGCTACCGTGTGGCAATTTTTTTGGATGTCTCCAACACTGCAAGGTATAAAAGCAGAAGCGTTTGGGCTGTTTGTAGCCAAAGAATATTACAGGGAACAAGGAATGAGCGAGGCTAAGGCTTTAGAAAAAGCTGGCGAACTCGTTCATAAGACGCAGGTTTCTGGAGCAGTGGATATGCGCTCTGCTATGAATAGAGGTTTAATAGGTAGACTCTTTGCTACTTTCCACGGACAACAACTAAAGCTATCAACACAAGTAGCTGTGGATTATACCTATTGGGCTAAGCATAGGACTTCAGAAGCGGCATTAAATTTGAGGCGATCTATCTATAGAGCCGCTTATACTGGACTAGCTTTTGGTAGTGCTAAAGCAATTATTAGTTATGCTATGGCTAAAGACGATAAGCAACGTGCTGCGGCGATGGAGAGATTTATAATTGAACCTATTGAATCCTTGTTTCAGGTACTAAATATCCCAATTGTGAAAACAGCTATAGAAGATGTAGTTAAGTTTTCAGTAGGAGTACCGGTAACTGAACCTAGTGAAGGGCTACTAGGGCAAGCAGATAAAGCGCTTTATAGATTGGCATTAGATGCCCAGCATCAGAAGAAAGACCCTAGCTATATAAAGAATAACTTAATAAAATGTTTAGAAGACGCAAATGCCCTAGCAGCATTTTTTGTAAAAGATCCTTTTGAACCAGCAATACACGGAACAAAAAGAATAATAGAAAAGAACAGTAAATCTAAAGGCACACGCGACCCAAATCTACTATACTAGATGTATATTATGGAGGTCACTTATATGAAAAAACTATTTTTAATTATGTGTATATGCGCTTTATGTTTACCTGTTAAAGCAGATGAACTTGACAATGCGGTAGCTTTTAATTGGGCGCTTAACCAACCAGTTAGCCCTCCTATGTTTGTTACAGGAAGGAAAAAGCAAAAAGAGGCTAAAGTAATCTTAGTAGCTAATGGTAATATTATCTATAAAGGCAAAGAATACACTCCGGTAGCTAATGCACCTAATACGAAATAAATCTGTTAAAAACATACTCGTCTTTTTGACGTTATTCGTTCATCTGTTAATCTGTTCAACATTTCTTACTTGTCAGTTATCAGCACAAGCAGTAGTCCCAACAACCAACTCCACTAGCTCCGCTACCGGGGATGGTGTTACAAATACTTTTACCTTTACGTTTGAACTGCTTCAAGCATCTGATATGACTGTTTACGTTAATGGCGGTCTACAAACTCAAAGTGTTGCTTATATTGTTTCTCCAACAGGAGGATCTTATCCTTGTACAGGCGGCACAATAACATTTCAAGCCACTTATACCCCGGCTAATGCTGCTGCCATTCTTATGGCAAGAATGCTTACTTTAACTCAAACAATAAATTTACCTGTTGAAGGTAGCTTGCCTTCTTCTACGTTGCAAACTGTTTTTGATAGAGCTTGTATGCAAATACAGCAAATAAGCACTGCTCAAAGTTTAAGCTTGCAATTACCAATCACTTCTGTTGGATTAGTCAATACTGCATTACCTACTCCAGTAGCTTTAAATCTGATTGGCTGGGATAGCGGCGCTATGAATATTGTGAATTATACGCCTCAACAAATAGTGGCTCAAGCTGCAAGTTCTGGAGTTATTGGACCTGGAACTACTACAGTAAATGGGGCAATTCCTACCTGGAATAATACAATAGGAACTCTTTTAGGTACAGGCATTGTTCCAGTAGCAAGTGGTAATGTTGTAACTGATACTGGAACAGGCTTCGTTAGTAAATCTCCTATATTAGGGCAAACACAGATACGTATTTATTTAGTAAGTGGATCACCTGAAGCTGATGGTTCAAGTTCAGGAAATACAACTGTATATGTTGGTCCGTATAAAGGTAATTTAGTAACTCAGGATAACGGTAGTGGAGTTCTTTCGACTATCAAACTTACTGAAATAGGAACTTCTATAAGCAGCTTAGTTAACGGAGATGCGTATAGTGTTTATATTTATAATAATGCAGGAACTGAGACAGTTGAGATAGATCAAGATTGGACTAATCCAATTACTGCGCCTTCTTACAGCACTGATGCTTTAGGAAGACTTACAAAACCAAGTTCAACCAATAAACTTTTAGTTGGTGAATTTTATTGCAGTTCTACTGGACACACTAATGATTATATTGGTGAACGTTCAGTAAGTAATGAATTCAATGAGCTATCAAAAGCAGTTTTTGCGCAGGATACAACTAGCAGTTGGACGTACGCTACTCCTACTTTAAGAGCTGCAAATGCTAATACTACTAACGGACAAGGACGAGTAACTGTATTTTCACGAAAAGCTAGAGCTGTTAATTTAACTGATACTTGTTTAGCTGCAAATAACAATCTTTCAGGCGTATCGTGTATTGGAATTGGAATAAATAGTACTTCTACAGCAATAGTAATAGGCGGATTTAGTTCAGCGGCTACAGGAGCCATTGAAAATATCAATTGTAGTTATACAGGTACTAGCGCTTTAGGACTTAATTATTATCAAAGAGTTGAATCAGCACAAACTAGTGTAATTACTACTTACTACGGAACCCTACCAACACTTTCCCTTACAGGATGCAACGCTTTAACAGGAGTTATTTATAACTGATTTAACGCCATTTCAATTGCAGTTATGGAATGCCGCAAGGTTTATGGTTGAAACGCAAACAGTTTCTGGAATAGGTATTAAAGAATCTACCGATAAATTTTACGCATTAGTAAAGAGAGCTTACGATAAAGGAGAGAAAATGAAACTAGATTCAGCTCGTTTTCAACAAATAATGCTGATTGAAGATCCTAATATAAGAGAACTTCAGCTAAATGAATTTGCAATAGAAAATAAATTGGGCATTACAGCAGCCCAGATGATAGCAATTGCTAAAATGGTATGTGCAGTAGGATGTGAAGTAATTTGCCCTATAATTAATAGCTTATGATAAAACTAAGATTTTTAGATAATAGAGGTTTAGTCCCAGACTTAATAAAGTTTTGGACATGGAGTCAAATCAGTCATGTTGAATTTGCATTTGATAATGGGTATTTAGGAGCAGTAGCCCCCGGAGGGGTAGAACTTCGTTCTTTAGATTACGCAAAACCTAAGAAAGAATGGTTTGGTACTGTTGAAACTACTCCTGAACAAGAGAAAATAATAGACCGATTTGTTCTTTCCCAAAGAGGAAAATCTTACGATTATGCTCAAATTGCTGGGATAATTTTACATAAGGATTGGAGCAGTAAAAATTCTTGGTTTTGTTCTGAATTAGTATTTGCTGCTTTTGCTAAAGCCGGTATTATGTTGCTTGATAGAGATCAAGGCGACAGAATTACTCCCTACGACCTTTTCATTTCCCCATTAATTAAGGTGACGTCATGAAACATAGATATGGATATAAGCGCGGTTTACCTGATCATAGAGATCATAAGTTTGCTTTTAGCGGTTCTCCAACTGTTTTACCTGCTGCATTTTCTCTTGCCCAATGGGACAGTATTGTGTTTGATCAAGGCGATTTGGGCTCATGTACTGCTAATGCTATATCAGGTGCTCTTAAAACTTGGATGGTGAAGAACAAATATAAATGGCCTTTTACTCCATCACGTTTACAAATTTATTATGGAGAACGTGCTATTGAAGGTACTACCGATCAAGATGCGGGGGCTAATATCCGTGATGGATTCAAAGTCATTAACAGTACAGGCGTGTGTCCAGAGGACGAAGGCTCATCTTGGAATTGGCCTTATGACATCAGTAAGTTCACTCAAGCTCCGCCTGCTGCTTCTCTACAAGACGCAGGACTTCATAAGTGTCTTACTTATTCTCAAGTCAACCAAGACCAGCAATCTGTTCAAAGCGCTATCGTTAACGGTTTTCCTTTAGTTATAGGAATAGCTGTTTTTGATCAAATAGAAAGTGCGCAATGTGCTAAAGACGGTATTATAGCTATGCCAGGACCGTTTGACAGTCCTATAGGAGGACATGCTTTACGAGTATCAAGCTACGATGAAAATTATGTTTCAGGTCCTAATTCCTGGGGGAGCAGTTGGGGAGATAAAGGCTATTTCCATTTACCTTGGGCATATCTATTAGACCCCAACTTGACGAGTGATATTTGGTCTGTAGGGCTAGTCACTTAAAGGAGACTATCAAATGCCATTAGCATATGAGATAGTGAGAGGTGTATTCCTTGGACTATTAAGCCTGAGTTTTATTGCCTCAACATGGACGAAAATCAATCATTAGAGATAGCGGATAAAGTAATATATGCGGCAAAAGAAGCCGCGGTTACTCAAACGCAAACAAATATAGAAGCCGCTAAAATATTAGCAGAAGCGCATCATTGTGAAGTGACTGATATCATTAATGCTAGAGCTGATGCTTCATTAAGGGAAAATGCTCTTAAGCTATCAAGTGCTATTACCGTACTAATTACCGCAGCGCAAATATATTTTTCTTACATAGGAAAAACATTAATTATTCCAGATTTTATATGGGTCATAATACTATCACCGTGGGTGGGTATTGGAAGTGCTAAGGTAATACAAGCAGCAGTAAAACTAGCAGGGAAAAAATGATCATTGCGCTTACTATTATTACGTGCGTAGGGCTAATTTCTATTACCTGTTTAGAAATTTTTTGCCCTCAAGGCGCACAGACTCAAACAGTAATTCTTATAATAGGATTTCTTACACCAACAATTGGACAAATTCTGAACATGTATAAAACTGATGAAGGTACAAAAGCCACTAAAGAAAATAGAGAAGGTATAAACGATATAAAAATAGCTACTAATGGGCAAACAGCTCATGCAGTAGATCAAGCAGCTAAATTAGCTACATTAACAGAAAAAGTAGAATCAGCAAAAACAGCAGCTGAAGTAGCTGCAACTACTACAGCGGCAACAGCAGCAGCGTTATTAAAAAAGGACGGTTAAAATGGTACTAGCAGTAATTTTTTGGGTACTTATCATTCTTGCGGTAGCTGGGTGTTGGTTTCCAGAACCATACGTAAAGTATGCCCGCGGATTTGATTTAATACTATTCATAATTCTTGGAGTAAAAGTATTTGGAATCCCTAGCTAGACTATCTTCACAAGAAATAGACACTATCAAAGCAAACAAATCTATCTTGCTTGAAGCGGAGCAACTTGTAAAAGTTCCTTGGCAAATGCTAGCCGCTGTGTGGTTTCGCGAACACGGATTGACAATGGGCAATAACCCATTTCAGTTTGATCCGCCACCAACCCATGCAGTTATACTAGGACTTTTGCAAAGCTATACTGACTATAAGCCCATCCGTTATAGCATTGATGATTTTTCTTTTGCTGCTATTTTAGCTGCATGTTGGTTACGCCACGAATGCCGTTATCCGTTAGTTATGGTTCAGAGTTACCAGCTTGACGTAGAGAAAGATGTACATGAATCAACTCAAGTAATCTCTGTAGATACTTCAGATAAGACTATTGCTGACGCTTTCTATGGGTATAACGGGAGGGCGTATGGTAGTAACCCTTTCAACTCTCCTTATGTTGCTAATGAGCTTGATGAGCTGCATCACAATATGCGTTTTAGAGGTGAAGATAACGGAAAGTGGATTGACATTATTGATACACGCCCAGGGGCATTTGTTGTATATAAGCAGTTACTACAAGAAGCTGTATAATTAATACAGCATAGAGTGACTTCCTTGCTAAAACACCTACAGTTCGCACATCTGTAGGTGTTTTTATAACAAAAAACAGTAGGGAGCTGAATACCTACTGTTTATGTTTTTATAGATGGCTGTATTCTATAAACTTAGTGACACTTCATTTTTTCTAATAGCGCTTTTGCTTTAGCAAAATGTGGGTGATCATTAGGATCTACACCGCTTTGACCGCGGTATTCTTCAGCATATTTTTGCAATGCTTCTTCTACATGCTCTACAGTAACTTCTTCTGCTTTATCTTCTGTTTCTAGTTCTTCTTCGTCTTTCTCAAATTCATCTTCAAATTCTTTTTTAGTTGTCATTTCAAATCTCCTTATAGTTTCACCACTTGTACAATATTTAAAGCCAGAGAAGATATATTACCAACAAACATAGCGATTTGCATTATCGGATGTTTTACATTAAATGGACGATTATCGGTCACTGTTTTTAAAAGCGTTTCGTTAGCTTTGTATTCCGGCTTATGAATAACAAGCGGATAATCAGAATCTAAAAGCTTATACTTCCAAAATTCCTTTTCTGGGTGTCTAAAGAATTTTTTGTGTTCTATTAATTCAGTTATTAAATGGGTTTGCCCTTGTACCTGTATTTGAACAACACTAGGAATATTAGCCAAGCTCTTTGTCGAAAGCATAAGAAGCAATAAGACCGGCATCAGCAGTTTGAAGTGTCCATTTAATTTCGGGCAGTATTTCTTGGACATGAGCTTTATGAGCGTTTTTACGTTCTGCACTAGATTCATATTTAGCCCCTAACTTGTGAAACTTCTGCCACTTCTGGGAATGCACTTCTACGAAAGGAATTTTAGCTAGATACAGCATTCCAGTTATGATACCTGTATTCTTACCAAAAATGAATGCAGTTCTAGGTTTGTCTCTACGCATTGCCCCTACTGCTTCTATGTATGCAGTAGTGATCCAGAAATCTTTTTGCCATTCGCGTAAAACTTCTGCTGTTTTTTCCCAATTATTTTTAAAAGGATGTACATACCAACCAAAAAATTCATCCCCTAAAACCATGCCACCAGTACCGCCTGGGTCTATACCAAGTACAGCTTTAATCACTGATTTGACTCCCAATCGGTGACTTCTTTCATAGCCCGTTTATTAGCATCATCAACAATGCGTCCTGATTTGCCCGTAACATCTTCAACATCTCGGCTTAAATCAAAAATCCATTTATCAAGTTTGTCTTTGCGTTCTACCCCAAGATTTTTGTACCACTTCATAAGCCGCTTAAAGTCTTGTTCTTCACCTGGAGCAAATTTTTGACCGTCTTTCACTTTAAACCAAAGCTGGAACATACGAGCATAAGCTGAGGTAGAAATTGCTATAACCGTAAGTTTCATTTTCTCAGGGGAACCAAAAGAATCGAAAGCTACTTTGTTATTACGCCAAGGTTTGATTATGTTCTTTGTCATTTTTTCTCCATATGGTGTTCTTCGCAATAATCCTGGTGCATAGAATAATTGCATTCTGTTTCAAACAATTGCTTTTCTAGCCCCTTCACTTTCTCTATCAAATCAATTAGATAGTCATAGCTCATTGGGTATTGTCTAGCTTTTATGTTGTATTCTGTAACCCATAAGGGATTATTCTTTAGCTCTTTCAAGAAGTCGTTATATAGTTGTTGGCTTAATTCATTTTCCATATCTATTTCCTTGCCAACATTCAACATCAATCGGTAATCCCTTTGCCCATACAGGTACTTGTAGCATTATTCTTTCAAATTCTTTGAACGATTTTTCTCCTGCAATTCGTGGAATGCAGACCAGCTCATCGTGTACGGTAAAAGCCGTTGGATATGCTTCTTCCAAACGTACCAAGGCTTCGGCCATGATGTCTCTTGAGACTGCTTGCGCAATGTTTTCGACCAACTCTCCTCCATATGTTTTGCTACTTCCAAATTTTGGAGCATCGTAAGAGATTGTGTTACCGCTGACACTTGGATTGAGATAACTAAATACTCGTCCACTGGGAAGTCTGCACTGTAAAAATCTGGTTCCGGTATTTGGAAGTTGGGTAACTGTATAAAGTTGTTTGACTGATAACCCTTGGTTGCGTATAGCCA